TGAGAATCAACATACGCCTTGATCGACTGCTGGGTGGCGAGTGCTGTGGCGCTATCAGACGCCATGTTGTCTTCATCTTTGATACTTGAAACGGTAGCGCCGTCGCCATTAAGTGTAAGGCTGTTAATGTTTGTGATGCCTTCTTCGACGTTTGTACCGTCACAAAAGACCACCATGTTCTTGCCATCAGGTACAGCGGCACCGGTACCAGAAGCCGTTTTAACAGTAATCGTCTGGCCTGTACCGTTCTCAACGATATAAATCTTAGACGCCGCTGGGCAAACAACAGTGCCTGCACCGGTCAACGCTGTGCCAGTATCAGTCAAAGTAAGAATTGCCGCACGAGACTCAGAAGTCGTGCCATCGGCAGTGGTTAGTGTGTGAGAGTTAGCGGTCCATGTATTGATGACTGCGCGGCCTGCGATGGCTTCTTCTACCATCGAAGTGATGTTGTCGTTTACAACATCGCCCCAAGTACCACTAAGCTCGCCTTGTACGGGAAGCGCTAGTTTAAGTATGCTGGTGTACTGTGTTGCCATTCTCTTGTCCTCAAGCGGCTATATCGTCCCAATTTGGCGTCTGGTCTGTATCCAGATTACCCCAAGAAGGACTCTGCGTATCTGTAATGTTCTGCCAATTTGGGGTTTGGCCTGATGATATGTTACCCCAAGTTGGCGTTTGTCCGTCAGAAATCGCTTGCCAGTCTGGTGTCTGATCTGTAGGTATTTCACCCCAGATGAACACGTTTCCGACTGCACCCGAGGCTTCTACGCCTGTTGGGAGTGCAGTTGCTCCAGCAGTAACAGTTACTGTACCTAAACTTACGGTACTTTCAACTCCTGTTACTTCTACATCAACAACAACACCTACGCTAACAGTTCCGATTGCGCCGGTCGCTTCGAGACCTGACGGAGTTGCAATGGCGTCACCTGTTACAGCGACAGTGCCGATAGCCGTGGTAGCTTCTTCTCCTGTGACGCTTACATTAGCGCCAGCAACAACAGCGACCGTACCAAGAGCGCCAGTAGCTTCTAATCCCGTTGGGAATACATTTGCTGTTCCAGTAACAACAACAGCCCCAAGGCCAGTGGTAGCTTCAAGACCTGATGGAGAGACAATGGCGTCACCTGTAGCAACAACCGTACCAAGCGCCGTCGTACCTGCAACGCCAGTAACTGTGAGGTTTGCATCGCCTGAAACGCTGACGGTGCCTATCGCACCTGTAGATTCAACACCGGTTGAAGATACGTTCGCACCACCTGTGACGGTGACAGAACCAAGAGCTGTGGTAGCTTCTTCTCCTGTGACACTGACATTTGCGTCAGCGGCGACAACGACTGTACCAAGCGCAGACGTAGCAGAAAGACCCGTAACGCTGACATTTGCATCAGCGATAACGGTGACAGAACCTAAAGCGGAAGTACCGGCGACACCGGTAACGCCGACATTAGCGTCGGCAACAACAAGAACGTTTCCTATACCACCAGTGGCTTCAAGTCCTGATGGTTGGACTGTAGCCGCACCAGTAACGGTAACATTACCAAGTGCGCTAGTAGCTTCTAATCCAGTAACACTTACATCGGCATCAGCGGCGACAACAACAGTGCCAACTGCGCCGGTAGCTCCTACTCCATCGACGTTTACAATGGTGAGATCTGTACCCCAAGAGCCTTGGCCCCAAGCGGTAGAACCCCACCCTGTATACGTGACAGAGGAGGGCATTACGCTATCCGAATAATGGCGTTACTCGCGTCGGCTGTAGGGAACTGAATCTGAAAGTCGCCAGCGGTAGACGTTTTGTCGGCACCAAAATCAAGGACAGCAACAGCAGGATCGCCACCACCCGACTTGTAAATCAATGCTCCTCGCGCGGTGATTGTTGCGGTAGACCACGTTGTATCTGCAAAGTCTAGGAACGCTGTAGTCCCAGACGTCGTGGGAGCCACAACAGTTAACGTGTTACCACCTGCTGTATACCCAGTTCCTGAAACTTCGTTCGTTGTTGAGTACGCCGTTGTAGACGCCCCGAGTGTTGCAGACGAAGTAAACAACGCGATTTTGAACGTTGCTGACGTGTCTGAACTAAAATCCATCTCGCCATCAAGAAGCGCTTTCTTGAATGACGTGCACATTGCTTGAGTAATTGCCATCTTTTATCCCCTAAGTTACAGGTATCTGAGGTTGTCCTGAACGATAAGTATCGCCGCGAAGTTTACCATCGCCAAGGTTTTTGAGTAACTTCAACGACTGTACGTACATGCGCTCGTACATCTGCACGAGGTCTGGCTCACCTTTCATAAAACGCAAGGCTTCTACCAACGCTCCGTTCAAGAGCGCAGAATCAAACTCTTCGCCTAACCACGTAGTACCCGCCGTTACTATTGACTCAGGGTAATACCCGTAGTGAAGCTCCATTGTATACCCGCTATCAGGAGTTGGTCCCACAATAAAGCTATCATCATCAAAGTTAGCGTAGTGTTTAGGTAATCCTGTAGTAGTCTGTACTGGATACGCTTCACGAATAAAATTCACATCCTTGTTTAACAAGAAATGATAATTACCGCTACCGTCTACAACCGCTAAACTATAGGTATACAGATAATCAGCGGGGGTAGCTAGGTATTTATTACTCGCTGTAAGCGTCCCCGTAACGTTCTTACGAAGCGCGGGGATTTGAACAGTGTTATAAATTTTCTGTTCAGCCTGTTCCGTGAACATAGCGAGCTGATCATCAGTGAACGTGTTTTCAGTGATGTCCTCAATGTTAGTTTTCAGCTCGGTATAGTTCATGATTTACGCCATAGGACCGCGTGCATAAAGTCCTTTTGTAGCCGCGCCAGTGCCTCGAACCTTCACTTTTCGATTCTTTTGGCTAGGCTTTTTAGTAGCTTTTGGTGCTTTCTTACGCATGATAATTACTCCTACGAAATCTGAACTGTAGCTTGCCCTATAAATCCAGTACCGACAACCGGCTTGACTGGCTCTATTAACGCTCTGCTAGCCGCATACTGATTGGAATCAGGACGTGGATCACGTAGCGCTTGTGGGTCATTAACAGGAAACTCTCCCAGCTTTAGCTGAGGGTGATCCCCATCCCAACATTCAGGACATGATTTAATGTTTGTATCACGTCCTTTCTTGTAAACATTACGTAGCTCACGCAGTTTGTACGTAAAACCACATACATCGCATACGCCGAGCGCTTTCTGACTTGACGCAAATCGATTGCCCATCTCAGATCCTCATAGCGCGAGGGACAAAACGAGCTGGTGTTTTCTCTCTATCTTCGCCCGCCGCCAATGCGAACTGCTCTTCATATACTTGTTTTAACATAGGTAAGCGTTCAGCAAGCTCTGGCACTTTCATAGCGATGTGGTATGCAAGACCTGCAACAAGACATGGGAAAAAGCGGAAGTTCATGTCTGAAGTCTCGGAACCAGCGCCCGCATCTTGGACGCGGCGTAGCCTCCAATAACGAAAGGTGTAGTCGTTTGTATCTGGCACAGGCCAAACGTTGATCTTAGGGTTGTCACGTAGGCGTTCTATCCACACTTGAATAGGTCTACCACGCGATAACTTGTTTGGGATAGACGCGTAGGTACTTACGCTAATACGACTTATCGTAAGGTCAGATTGTGTTGATTGGTTGCCTGCACCGGTACGTATGACCTGCTCAAGAAGGTCAATGGTGTCTGCTGGTAAATCGTACTCAGACGTACCAGCAACGAGGCTTACAGTGCCTTCGTCAATTGTCCACAAGTTGATCCCACGATTCTGCCACTCAATGGTCATCAGGTTCATGGACCGACGTGCAGTACGCAAATCGTATCCAGATCGCATTTCACGGCCAGCACGTTCCCACGCTTCTTCAGCGATCTCCGTGAAGTCCATGTTGAATGCTGTAGTACCTGAAGTTGCCATTACTTTTTACTCGCAGATTTCTTCTTGGCTGGAGCTTTTTTCTTAGCTACAGGCTTCTTTTCAACGGGTTTTTTAACGCCCATTGCTTCTAGTTTAGCCTCTGCCTGCTCTTTAGTCATTAGGTCGTATACAACAGTATCGTACGTACCGTCTGCGTTTTTAGTGCCTACCTGATAGACCGGCTCTCCCGTAGAAAACCTTCCGTTTTGGAACACTTCCATTGTTTCTCTCCTTACGTATACAACGTCTTTTTACGTCTGCTGTCCATAACAGCACCGCAACCACGAGCTATGGAACGCTTACCACGAGCAAGCCCACCTTCGCGAAATTTTACTTCCGCTTGCTTGGTGTTTTTGACCACAGTCTTGCCTTTCTTACCTTCACGCTTCTTCTTTTTAGCTGTCGAAGAACGTTCAGACTTAGATAGGCTTTGCGCCTTACTCCTAGGCAAGCACCGGTCAGGGTTCTTTTTGTCTTTAGAGGTGCCGCACTCGCCTTTGATTTCGCCATCGGTACCGATACGAACCCACTCTTGATCTCGCCACTTCTTCAAATCACCCATTACTTCTTCGCCTTTTTGCCTTTGGCACCCTTAGCATAGTTAGGGTCTTTGCAGTATTTAGACGCCGCCATGTTCGCGTAAGCAGACGGGTACGTGTCAAAGGTGCGCTTTGCCCACGCCTTACCCTTGGCACATATTTTCCCGCCTGACTTATAGTAACGACGCATGTTATCGCATCTTACAAGGTCGTGTGCCTTTACGCGCAATACCTGCACCGCGAACCTTGCCACCCTTAGCGTAACCTTTCTTCGCCATGCCGCCGTTTTTCATAGCTTTACGAGGTGCCGCTGGACCAGTTCCCGTAACAGCATCCATAGCTTTACCACGCTTCTTTTTCTTACCCATGTCTCCCGAACCTTTACCGTCCATAGCAAACTCAGGAACCATTTTCCCGTCTGGCCCTTTTGTCATAGGCATTCCGCCCTTCTTATAACCTTTCTTCATCATTTTCATTGTCATCTCCCTCCGCATAGAGATTGTCAAAAACTTGGTTTACATCCAATGTGTAGTCTAAGTCAGACTTACTGTAGTGAATATGTTGTGAGGGTAAGAAATCAGGAGCGCCTTCTCCCATCTCAAACCACGCGGGATGCGACACTCGCACCCTGTTATTAGGTAACGCTACGATGTTTCCGGTCCACTTCCCTGCGTCTAACAACTCAAGCACGTGCGCTTGTTTGTGTTGTGCTGGGTCATCAGCGATCTCAGAATCGGTGTAGTCCACCGTGAAGTAATATTTAGCTGGGTAGAACTTACCGTCAATCTTT